TAAACCAATTCTTGAACTGTCCACTAGGCACCTTACAAGGTGCCTTTTTCTTGTATAATAACTTCAGTTAAACAAAACAACCGATGGGTCTGTCTAAAGAAAGCATCATTGAGTGTCTTCGCGAATCTTATGGTGAGTCTGTAAATTCTGCTGAAATCAAGGCATTCTGTCAGATGAATGATTTTAATTATCAGACTGTCACCAACAAATTGACTGATTACAAAGTTGGTCGTGGTAAGTGGAACCTGACTATTCAAGAAAAACTTGAGCAAAATTATCAGGCACCTCCTGCTATGCCTGTTGTAGAACAAAACCTTATCCCTTTGAAAGATGATACCTTCGTCAAGTTTGGCAACTTTGGTGACATTAAAAAAATTATTCAGTCCCGTCAATTCTATCCAACGTTCATTACTGGACTCTCCGGTAATGGTAAAACTTTCTCGGTTGAGCAAGCATGTGCTCAATTGGGTAGAGAACTTATCCGTGTAAACATTACTATTGAAACCGATGAAGATGATCTTATTGGCGGTTTCCGCCTTGTTGATGGCAACACCGTCTGGCACAATGGCCCAGTCGTCGAAGCACTTGAACGAGGTGCTGTCTTGCTCCTTGATGAGATCGACCTCGCTAGTAACAAAATTCTCTGTCTCCAATCTATCCTTGAAGGAAAGGGAGTTTTCCTTAAGAAGATCGGACGACGAGTTGATCCTGCAAGTGGATTCAACGTCATCGCCACAGCAAACACTAAGGGTAAAGGTTCAGACGATGGACGATTCATTGGAACTAACGTGCTCAATGAAGCCTTCCTTGAGCGTTTCCCAGTAACTCTTGAGCAAGAATATCCCACTCCCACTAATGAAGTAAAAATTCTTTTGGGTGTTGCTGCCTCTGTCGGTAAGCATGATGAGGATTTCTGTAGGCGTCTGGTTGATTGGGGTGACATCATCCGTAAGACCTTCTATGATGGTGGTATTGATGAGATCATCAGCACTCGTCGTTTGGTTCACATCATCCGTGCTTATGGCATTTTCAATGATAAGGCAAAGGCAATTCAAGTTTGCGTCAATCGTTTCGATGATGAAACCAAGCAAGCATTCATGGAACTCTATGATAAGGTTGATGCTGATTTCCAAATGCCAATTGACGAAGAGGTTCAATCCTGATATAATAAATTATGACTAACTCTTGGTCCATGCTCTATGATGAAATTTTGAAAATGGATAGACTTGACGATAGTATTGGTTCCATTACCTTACAATCGGAACCATATACTTTATACAAATATAGTGAGGAGAAAATCCTCAATGAACTGAAAGAATATATTACCAGCACTTATAGACAACACTATTCTGCTGGTAATGACAAAATTCAGACTCTTGATCTGATTGAAGCTTGTGGTGATGGTGAGGCATTCTGCCGATCCAATATCCTAAAGTATGCTTCTCGATACGACAAGAAGGGCACTGCCCGTCGTGATATTATTAAGATTCTGCATTATGCAGTTCTTCTTCTGCATTTCAATGATAAGAATGCATCTCCCGAAACTTACAATCAATGACCACAAAATTACGCGAACGCACCATGAAACTGAGTGATTCAACTCTGTCTATTTTGAGAAATTTTGCAGGAATTAATAATTCTATTCTTGTAAAGCAAGGCAATCGTCTTCGCACTATTTCTGTTGCTAAGAACATTCTAGCAGAAGCAAATCTTACTGAAGAATTTCCTTCTGACTTTGCACTTTATGATCTTAATCAGTTTCTCAATGTAAATAACAGTCTCTTTAGAAATCCTGAATTGGATTTTACTGATAGGGGATACGTTGTTATTAGTGAAGGCAAATCTAAGCAAACCTTTTTCTTTGCCGATCCAAATGTAATTGTCACTCCTCCGGATAAAGACATTACTCTTCCCACCGAAGATGTTTGCTTTGAATTGAGCACAGAGCAACTTGACAAACTTCTTAAAGCAGCTGCTATTAATCAACTTCCAGATTTTTCTGCTATTGGTAAAGATGGTAAGGTCACTTTGGTTGTTCGTGATAAGAAGAATGATACATCTAACAACTTTAATATTGTTGTTGGTGAAACCAACTCTGAATTTTCATTCAACTTTAAGGTGGAAAATATCAAGATTCTTCCCGGAACTTACGAAGTTGTTGTGTCACAAAAACTTCTGTCACGATTTACTTCTAAAAACCATGATCTGACTTATTATATTGCTCTAGAACCAGATTCTACTTTCGAGTGATATGAATATCTTTGTGACCGATCCTGACCCCATTGTTTGTGCTAGGGTTCTACCTGACAAACACATCGTCAAGATGCCTCTGGAGTGCTGTCAGATGCTTTCTATCGTCGCATCCGATAAGTGGGGTCATGGGTTTGGAACTCTTCCCAAAGCAGATGGCACACCTTATTCTACTAGTAAGGGTGCATTTCGAAATCATCCTTGCACCATATGGGCATCAGATTTTGTTCTTAATTGGCGTTGGTTGATTCGTCATGGTCTTGCTTTGTGTGAGGAGTATTCACACAGATATCAAAAAATTCATACTTGTTTAAATGCTCTCTCCCATGCAAACAAAATTTTTCCCTACGGAGATCCAGCAGGAAGATCCGGAAAAGAACCCAGACCATTTGCAAGGGCAATGCCAAATGAGTTTAAATTTGACACAAGCATTGACACTTTTACTGCTTACAAAATGTATATTGCGTCCAAACCTTGGGTTGCATCTAATTATCTTCGTGACCCATCCAGAAAACCGGATTGGATATAAATGAAGCATATACTTTTTACCCTTAAAGGATGTCCATACGGATTGCTCGACGATGAAGCACACATTCGCAATGTGTTGGCAAATGCTGCTCAGTTGTCTGAAAGCACATTACTGAATATTTCATCACATAAATTTGATCCACATGGCGTGACTGCCGTAGCACTTCTTGCCGAGTCTCATATTTCTATTCACACTTGGCCTGAAAACAATAGGGCAGTTTGTGATATATTCACTTGTGGGGATCATACTAATCCACGAGCTGGTGCTACTTACATATATGAAGCAATGGGAGCGACTGATTTAGTTTCCGAAATGTTTAACAGACCTCTACATTAATTATGCGTGATGAATTTCTCTGGGTTGAAAAGTATCGACCCAAAACAATTGAAGAATGTATTTTACCAACAAACATTAAGAAGACTTTCCAAGACTTCCTAGATAAAGGTGAAATACCAAACATGCTTTTAACTGGACCTGCAGGGTGCGGTAAAACAACTGTTGCTAAAGCATTATGCAATCAACTAGGAGTAGACTACTATGTCATCAATGGATCCGATGAGGGACGATTCCTTGATACTGTCAGAAACAATGCGAAAAATTTTGCTTCGACCGTCTCACTTCAAGCAACTGCGAAACACAAAGTCATCATTATTGATGAGGCAGATAACACAACCAACGATGTACAACTCCTCTTACGGGCGTTTACTGAGGAGTTTAGTAACAACTGCAGATTCATCTTCACTTGTAATTTCAAAAACAGAATCATCGAACCCTTACACTCTCGATGCACTTCAGTTGAATTTGGAATTAAAGGAAAAGACAGACAGGCAATCGCCGCATCCTTCTTCAAACGCATCCAAGAAATCTTGGTTGCAGAAAGTGTTGAATATGATAACAAGGTCCTGGTAGAACTAATCAATAAGCACTTTCCTGATTGGAGACGTGTATTAAATGAGTGTCAACGATACTCTGTTAGTGGTAAAATTGACTCTGGTATTCTTGCCACTTTCTCTGATGTTGCGGTAAATGATCTTCTCAAAAATCTTAAGGACAAAAATTTTCCGGAAGTTAGGAAGTGGGTCGTTTCTAATCTGGACAATGATACTACTGTACTTCTGCGTCGTATTTACGATGCTCTTTATAATGCCCTTGAAAACAATAGCATTCCTGCTGCTGTGCTCGTTTTTGCTAAGTATCAGTATCAGTCTGCATTCGTGGCAGACCAGGAGATAAATATGCTTGC